GGGGGGGGGTTGATGGTTAGGATGGGTTATGGTATATACTGAGGTTGATTTTTTAGGGGTTGGAGGAAACAGAGTGAACAGTAGCGAGTGGGCGGCTTACATAGGTCAGCCAGGCGCTCTGATTAGCGAGGAATACTTAGACGTGGCAGTCTCAGGTATGGTGTACGCTGGTGATGGTGCCCTTCTTTGCCCGTTATGTTTGCAGAAATATCCTGATGGATTGGGTGTGTGGCTGCACCAGACCGGGGTAGAAGCGTTCTTTAGAAATGAAGACTCAGGGAAGGGTACCCACGGGTATATCGCTCACACAGAATCGTTTATCAGCGAAGGCGGGGACTGTGGGCGTACTTCACGGAATCCCAGTGCTCGGCGTGATGGGCTGATCATATATTTCTTTTGCGAGTGGTGCTCCGGGTACGGGGAACCCGAACAAGGAGATGAGGAAAAACCCTTCGTTACGTTAGAGTTGCATATTTCCCAGCACAAAGGGGTTACGCTGATGGGATGGCTTGTTAAGAAGTACCTTAGCCGTCTTGATGAAGAACCGGAACCTCTCTTGAGAGGGGCATAAGAAAGATGCAAATGGATAATATCGGCGAGAAGGATGGGCATCAGTTGGGTACGGAGGCGTGGCAATCCGTTTTCCTGAGCTCTTTCAGTCAGTGCGGGAATATAACCAAGTCTTCCGGGGATGCGGGGGTTACGAGGCAGGCTGTGTTCTATGCTTATAAGAGACACCCTGATTTCAGGGTGTTGTATGATGAGGCCAAGGAGCAGTCGATAGAGGTGTTGGAGGATGTGGCGAGGAAGAGGGCTACGGATAGCAGTGATAATTTATTGATATTCTTGTTGAAGGCTATGAGGCCCGAAGTGTACAGGGAGGTGGTGAGGAATGAGAATATCAATGTGAACATGAATGCCAACCTGGAGAAGCTGGACAAGCAGTTGACGGATTCTCAGATTGATGAGTTGCTGGAGATAGTGGAATCTAAGAGGCTGGCGCTGGAGGGTAGGGTGGAGGAGGTGAGGTGAGTACGGGCACCGAGAATGTTGATGCGCTGATATCTCAGGCTCATTCCCTCCGTGTGTTGAAGGCACGGAGGGATTTTCCGTTCTATTGTGATTTCGTGCATGGGAGACCCTTGTATGCCCACCAGTTGGTGTGGGCCGAGGAGCTCCTGGTGGCCGGAGGGAAGACCCTCATCGTGGCACCGCCCGAGTCCCTGAAGTCCTCTACGGTGAGGATGTTCATCGAGTGGAGCATAGGGAGGGACCCCGACCTGTGTGTGCTCCTGGTGATGAATACGGCGACACAGGCGATGAGGCAGGTCATGTCCGTGGCCGAGACCATCGAGAAGAGCGATGTCTATCATGAGGTGTTCCCCGGGATCGTGCCGAATAAGCCCAGGGGATGGAGCCATGAGGCCATATTCGTGAGGCGGGGTAACGAGAGCCGCCCCGACCCGACGGTTTATGGGACGGGGATAGACGGACCGTACCAGGGGTCTCATGTGGATATGCTCATCATTGATGACCCGACTGACCAGCAGGATGTGAGGAGCCAGGCCACCATGTCCTCCCAGAGGGACAGGATACGGGGGGTGTTGCTGGACAGGTTGAATGAGGGGGGCAGGCTGTTCACTATCCTGACGAGGTGGGGAGAGGCCGATTTGATGAGGGACTTCGTTGAGATGGGCCTCTCTGTTATCGAGAACCCGATTGAGGGGAGATACCCGTGGGGCAGGTTACTGTGCCCCGAGTTGTTCCCTGATGAGAGGATATCGAGGGTGAAGGCCGAGAAGGGGAGTGCGTTATATTACCTGACGTATATGTGCGACCCGGGAGCGGCCAGCGGGAGCATCATCAAGAGGGAATGGTGGAGGAGGTACGGAGATACGCCCGAGGGAGAGCCCTCTCAGATGATATTCTCGTGGGATCTGAGCGCGGGGAGGAACGAGAGGAGCGACTTCACGGCATACGGGGCGTGGGAGGTCTACGAGAACGGGTATTACCTCGTTGATGCGGGCCACTGGCGTCTCACTATGGACGAGTTGATAAGGAAGATGGAGTTGTTGTATGCTGTGCACAGACCGAAGTGGCTCTTGGTGGAGGACGTGGGCACGAGTGTACCCGTGGTGGACTACATCAAGCAGCATACGAGGTTGCCCATAAGACCCGTTATCCCTGGCCGTCTGGGCAGGAAGAGCGGAATCGTGAGGGACAAGGAGGCCCGCCTCATGGGAGTCGTCCACCTCATCGAGGCCGGCAGGGTCTGGCTTCCCGCCTCGGCATCGTGGGTGGAGGAGTTCATAGATGAGTGTGCGGCCTTTCCGGGCGGACAGCATGACGACCAGGTTGACCAGATGACACAGGCACTGGAGTACATGGAGCTACATTCCGCCGTGGGGGCCATTGATATGAATAATCCTCCGCGGTATCCCAGTTTCGCAGGGGGAGGGATGATGAGGCAGACAGCCGAATCCACTCCCTACCGTTACAGGAGGTTTTCGTAGACGATGGACGAAGAACAGCCTGAAGTACAGGATATCCTTGAGAAGAAGTCCCGCCTGGAGGAGGTCTGGTCAGGCGCACACGCACAGTGGGACGAGACCGACTCCCTAGTTCAGGGCGGGTACAATATATGGGGGAACGAGGAGGACAGGGCCACTCGGAGTACCATGAGGAGCAACCAGGCACGGGTCATCATTGACCATACCTCGGACAACCTGCTCCCGTACAAGCCCCAGTGGCACAGGGAGAAGATAGGGCAGGCGGAGGACGCACAGGAATCGGCAGATAAGGTAGAGGCATGGGTGGACGCGGTATGGTCTACCTCTTCACTGGACCAGTTGAGCATCCCCATGAAGGTTCTGGGGCGCAACATGCTGAAGTATAACTACGGCGTACTGGAGACGGTGTTCAACACCACGGGTATGCCCAGGAAACCCAAGGAAGGCGCTGATAACTTCAGTGCGAAGGAGAGGGAGTACCAAGAACGGTCTTGGAACTTCAACCCATTCGGGCTCAGGGCCCCTCACCCCACGGCTATCCTCCTGCCATGCTATGAACGGAGGCCCTCTTACGCGATAAAGAGGGAGAAGTGGGCAAGTATTGATATCAAGACGGAGCTCGACCACAAACGTGACCTGAGCCACCCGTCCCTGGTGTCCGTGGATGACTACGACATGGGCAGAAACCCGATGGAACTCGTCGATGTCGTGGAATACTACTCCAGGGACTGGCACGCGATCATAGCTCCGGGGGGCCGTAAGGACGGAGACATGCTCCTCATTGAGGCCAACCCCCACAGGATAGTCCCGTTCGTACATGCCTACGGAGGATTCGGCGACATGCCGTCCGGGGAGGACGGGACAGACCCGATGTATATGGCCCAGGGGTTCCTATGGCCCGTGAGAGACCTGATAAGGCTCCTGGACCAGGTGATAAGCGCCAAGGCAGAGCTTGAGATGAAGGCCGCATACGCCCCGATGGTGGCTCCCGAGGAGACACTGGAGCGTATCGCCCAACTATTGCAGGCCGGGGCCAACATGATACCGGGGGACGCAAGGGAGATAGGGTATATCCCCATACAGCAGTTGCCCCAGTACCTCACCGACTTCCAGGACAGGATCGAAAGGCAGATAGTGGTTGCGACGATAAGCACCGTCGCCTTCGGGGAACGCCCTGTTGGCGTGGATACCGTCGGCCAGCATGCCATGATGCTACAGGTCAGCTTCAAACGGATGCTGGAGACGATGGAGCAACTCTCCTTCATGGCCTCTGAGGTGGCGAGCACCTGGATGAGGATGCTCGCAGGGTGGGACGCATTCGTGGAAGAGTCCAAGTCGATGGATTTGGGCGGCAAGATAACGGTGCGGGGCAAGGACCTCAGGGCCGAGGACTTGCAGAAGAACTACCACATAGTGGCGACCTTCCCTCTGTCCGACGAGGCGGTCCGTATGCAGAGGACTCAGCAGGGGGCCTCACTGGTCGCCCAGGGACTGAAGAGTAGGAAGAGGCACCTGGAGGAAGACCAGGGAGTGACCAATATAAGCGCAGAGGAAGACCAGATACTGATCGAGAACGTCATGGGAGACCCAATCCTGGTCACTGCATTCGCAGAGAAGAAGAGACAGGAACTGGGGGTGCAGGAACTGTACGAGGATCAGATGAAGAGGATGGCAGCAGAGAGGCAGCAGGGGTTCGCCCAGACACAGGCCACCGAGGGGCTCCCCGGGGGTGCCCCGCCCCAATTCGTTCCTCCGGGAAGCCAGGAGGAGATGACCGTCAACGCCGCAGAGGGCCAGGCCCTGGTGAGACCTCCCGCGGCAACTGCGGGTACGGCCCAGATGAATGGCTCAGGAGTGTGATATGCCCGTCATTAACCCGATAGATAAAATCCTTCTTCCGATTAACGATAAGTTCAGCGTTGCAACTGAGAGGGCCAACGCGTCCAAGGCTGTGAAGTACGGGGATGCCAAGTATACGAAGGCTGAGGGCCGTGCCCAGTTCATGCGTGAGCTCGCATCCAAGACGAGCGGCCCTGAGAGGGCCGAGTTGATAAAGCAGAAGGGCGTTGATGCCTCAATGGACCTCCTCGGAAAGGCTGGTTCCCTATGACTATAGAAGAAGCTATGGAATTTCTGGAGGCCCAGGGATTCACGGTTATCCGCCGCACTGGCAATAGATTCCATGTTACAGGAGAAGGATTGGGGGATACATATCCAACTCTGTCTAGTGGTGATAACCCTGGGGATGGCTATTGGGACACCCTGGCACTCAACTTCGAGCAATTCAGTGACTTTATAGATGAGGTCTCATCTGAGGTCGCTGGTACCTCTGGAGTGCCTCCAGAGGTGGCCGCAGGTCGAACCGAAGAAGCCACAGAAGGCAAAACAGAAGGCAAAACGGTTGAGCGAGACGAATTGGTGCCAAAACGAACAGGCCCCCCGCGAGATGTGCGTTACGGTCAAACTGAAACCGAGAAACCACCGTGGTGGCCTGATTACCTGGGCATCCCTTGGCCCCCAGAGATACGCGTTGCACAACATGACCCTAATACCGGAGTTGTTACTTTTGTATCAGGGGGATTTGACTGGGGAGCCTTTACTGAGATGAAGCGTTCCTTTGGCACTTCGGAAGAAGAGCGAGTGCTATCCTTGGATGACCTGATAGCACAGTCATTGGGACAGGTGGCCGACTGGTCAGACCTAGATGACGAGAACCTACAGAAGGCCCAGAGACTATTTGATTTCAAGAAACAGCCGACAGACGCAGAGCGCCTGAGGCTTGCACTGGATATCGCCCAGTCCCCATCGGACTACATGACCCTGGTGGGTCTCTACACGGGTGCAGTATCCAGAGAGAGTCCCGCAAGGATGGGAGAGAGGGTCGCTCCTCTCATGCCGTACCTTCAGCAGATGGCGCAGAAGTTCTTCGCCGGAACCTCATTGACTCCAGAGGCTGAACAGCCAATGGTTACTCCTACGGATGATGAAAAGGAAGCATTTAGGAAACAGGAAGAGGCAATCTACGGGCGTACTTATGATGACGCCCAAGAGGATCAATTTCCGGGGCTTCCGCCAGACGCTAGTATTATTACCTCCAGTGGACGATATTATAATCCCAGAGAGCATACATGGGAGCCACTGGAAGATTTCCAGAGTCGCACAGGAGAGACCCCGGGCCCGCCAATATGGGGGCCGAATCAGTGGTTTGGAGATATACATGGGCCTGATTGGTTACAGCCCGGACTCCCAGGGGAGAGGGAATACGATGAACCTGATGATGCATCATATGTGCCTTGGTCCATTGGCCCCGTAGATGCCCCGCGTATACCGACTGCGGTACAGAGTCAGGGCGAGGGGATGGGGATAACTCCTGCTAAAAGACAGTGGGAATATTTGGAAGAGGACGAACCCCAATCATTCCAACAGGGTGGGGTTGTCGATGGCGACTACCTCGGTCAACCCAAGGTCATAAAGGCCCATGCCGGCGAGATGGTCATACCCAACTATACTGGCGGGAGTCCATTGCAACAGTCAGGGGCACTGGGTGATGTGTGGAGACCGCCAGCAAGCATATGGGGCAGTGAGGTCTCGCGCCCTGCTGTTAGGCAGATACCCAGCACGATTGAAGGAGGGTTCCGGTTCAGGAGCCCGCAGACCATTCGTCGCATGACTCCTTCACAGCGCATG